GTGCAACCGACGACGACCAGCGGCAACATCATCACGCAGAGCATCATTTTCAGCTTTCGCATCAGCTAACTCCTTCAGGTATTTTGCATCGAGTGCAGCAACATCACGCTGGCGTATCTGCATGTCAGTAATGATTGCGGTCGCCTGGTTGAGTTTTTCCTTCACATTATCGCGTTGCGCTTTGTAGGTAATGGCATTATCACGGTAATGATTAACAGCCCATGACAGGCAGACGATGATGCAGATAACCAGAGCGGAGATAATCGCGGTTACTCTGTTCATTGCTGACCCCACAAACAGATTTCACGCTCAATCTCACGACGAGTCATGAGACCTTTCCATTGCTTACCGCCAGCATATGTCCAGCGACGTAGCTGATCACATGCGCCTTTGATATCGCCCTGGTTTATTTTGCGAAGAAGCGTCGATGTTCTGAAATTGCCAGCGCCCACGTTGTAAACGAACGAGTAAAGAGCGCCGCGCGTTGTTTCCGGTATATCAACTTTTATGTACGGGTTAATTTGTCTGGCGACCGTGGCAAGGTCTTTATTCAGGAGGGCTTTGCATTCTGCTTTGGTATACGTTTTACCGAGCATGATGTCTTTTCCTGTATGCCCGTGACATACAGTCCATACACCAACAATATCTTTGTATGGTATGTAGCTGACACCTTCCAGACCATCGTTACCACTTGGGCCAGTGATTAACACTGATGCTATAGCAATTGCTCCGCCACCAATAGCAGCAGCAACGGCTTTTCGTAATGATGGAGGCATTATTCACCTCTCGCAGCCTTGCGCTTATCTTCTTTAATCTTGAAATAAAGGTTTGTCAGGTACGTCAGCAGGCCAAATACCAGGCTACCCAGCACACCTATTGCTGCCCACTGTGAGGGCGTGACTTTATCGAGCAGCTGTAAAAACCAGTAACCGGCACTACCTGCTGAGGTGCCATAGGCGACACCCGTTGTTAACTTATCCATGGATTTCATAACCCCACCTCGCAGACAAAGCGGGTGTAAATTGAGGGAATACAACGTATCGCAAAAAAGCAGAAACGTAACAGACTCGGAGTCAGTGAATAACTCAGGTATTGAGTTATCAGCTAATATCGAGACTCAAAAAATGGAAAAACCAGCTCGACGGCGGGTTTAAGCTGTGTGACGAAGTAACCACTCTTAACAGCATAACCAATTTTTTACGTACGTAAACCACTGAATGATATTTATGAGAATGCTACCGAGTGTTCAAAACACCACCACAAATATATAAGAAAACCTCAACAAATAACCAATAAATAATTTCCGGCGTTATTTTTAGTTGATTTAAATTAAACCACCGAATTATAGAACCCCCATAAATAACAGCCATTAATATAAATTAGCTAATAGGTTTATTTTTGTTCAAATAAGAGCCATAAATAGGTTTCGATAGAAAAAGTTCAGATAAAAATAGAGATCTACTTCACAAATTAAATGAGAAACTAAAACTTACATCTTGAAATAATCACATTGATTAGATGAATATTTATCGCGCAGTGACATCATTTTTTAATAATAGTTCAAAAAAAAGGGCTCACGATGAAAAAATTAACAGTGGCAATTTCTGCTGTAGCTGCATCAGTACTGATGGCGATGTCTGCTCAGGCAGCTGAAATTTATAATAAAGACAGTAACAAGCTGGATCTGTACGGGAAAGTTAATGCCAAGCACTACTTTTCCTCTAACGATGCAGATGATGGTGATACTACTTATGCCCGTCTTGGCTTCAAAGGTGAAACCCAAATCAACGATCAACTGACTGGTTTCGGTCAGTGGGAATATGAATTCAAAGGCAACCGCGCTGAATCTCAAGGTTCCTCCAAAGACAAAACCCGTCTTGCATTTGCAGGCCTGAAATTCGGTGACTACGGCTCAATCGATTACGGCCGTAACTACGGTGTAGCATACGACATCGGTGCGTGGACTGACGTTCTGCCAGAATTCGGTGGCGATACCTGGACCCAAACAGATGTGTTCATGACTGGTCGCACCACTGGTGTTGCAACCTATCGTAACAACGACTTCTTTGGTCTGGTCGATGGCCTGAACTTTGCTGCTCAGTATCAGGGTAAAAATGACCGCACTGACGTAACTGAAGCCAATGGTGATGGTTTCGGTTTCTCCACTACTTATGAGTATGAAGGATTCGGCGTGGGTGCAACCTATGCTAAATCAGATCGCACTGACGGTCAGGTCGCCTATGGTAAGAGCAAATTCAATGCCTCCGGCAAAAATGCGGAAGTATGGGCTGCAGGCCTGAAATATGATGCGAACAATATCTATCTGGCTACCACATATTCTGAAACTCAGAATATGACCGTTTTTGGTAATAACCATATTGCAAACAAAGCACAAAACTTTGAAGCAGTAGCACAATATCAGTTTGACTTCGGTCTGCGACCATCTGTTGCTTACCTTCAGTCAAAAGGTAAAGACCTTGGTGTTCATGGTGACCGAGACTTAGTCAAGTATGTCGATGTCGGTGCTACTTACTACTTTAATAAAAACATGTCCACTTTTGTTGATTACAAAATCAACTTAATTGACGATAGTAAGTTTACCAAAACAGCTGGTATTGATACCGACGACATCGTCGCTGTAGGTCTGGTGTATCAGTTCTAATCTGATTACGAAAAAGATATGTTGCGGGAGGCTTTGCCTCCCCAACATATAAGTGGCTCCCTCAAGCCACTTCCTTTAGAAGCACAACCTTGCTTCTAACTATATAAACCTTCTGTTATATATTACCCTTTATTTTTGGGGGCGTCTCAACGCCCCATTTTTAATAATTTTTAGTAAACAATTGGCATATTAATTAGAGTTATTAACAACGATATCCATCTCTAACCGGATATCTAATGCCATTAACATCCCTTCAATTATGCCCTCAGCCTTCTGTAACCTTTTCCCGATATAACCATCAGAGCAGCAATGCTTACCTGCCAGTGACATGAATGTCATACCGACTACATAATAATCTACTAATAAATCGTGCAAATCGCTGTTGTTCTTTTTCAGACGGGCCATGTAACAGGCATCTTCACAACGCGGTAATCAACGACCAGCTCATCATCCAGCCAGAAACCTGCTTTAGTGAGTGCGTCAAAAGCGGCTTTTTGCAGATTATCCAGGTCACGGCGACGGCGATCCGGCATGTGGCACTCAATGCGGATTTTCACAGGCATAGCCAGGCCGATATCCAGCATTGCGTTTTTAATGATTCGGGCGACGTTATCGCGGTATGCCTGCCCCTCTGCGCTGACGTGCGTGCGCCCGCGATTATGGCGGTAATAGCGATTATTGCTCGGAGGCCAGGGTAATGTGATGCTGTAGGTATTCACGCCTTAATAACCCCCTCTTTCAGCCAGATAACCTGTGTTCTCGCCATACCTTCCAGCGCGCATTCTTTTGCATATGCAGCATCGACAAAATGTGTGCGGCGGTCGATTTCGTCGTGGCAGGCAGAACATGCAATGGTGGCAATCAGGTCTGGCGGTTTGGTACCGGTGCCGCACAATCCAGTCAGCCGGATATGTGCCAGTACAGACGTTTCAGGGTTGCCATTACATACGCCAGGGATTCTTACCTGGCATTCCCGACCACGCGCTGCTTTTCTCAAATCAGCCATGATTCCTCCTTGCTGCCAGTCGCAACCATTTTTTATCAACCAGGCTGGCGGTATATCCGAGCAGTGTTGGTATTTCGGATGGTTTCAGCTCAGGCTTACGCTTACGACGATTTGGTACTCTGTAGATGTGTCCGTTCATGACACGAATACCGCCCATAACAGGAAGTTGTTTTACTGGTTCAGGTATCGTCTCACCACGGTTAATTCGCGCTGTCATACAGGTCAGTTCATCGGCAGCCTTGCGCCGTAATTCCGCGTCAGTCAGCGCATTGGCCCGCATGTTCTGGTACAAGTTGGTAACCAACCAGTAATGCGCGTTCGATTTCCACGGATAAGACTCTGCATCCGGATACAGGCCACGCTTCCGGCAATACTCGTAAACCATATCAACCAGCTCGCTGACGTTTGGCAGCCCGGCGTTAACAGATGCTTCTTCCCGGCACCAGGCGACAAACTGCCCGGGTGATGGCAGGAATGGTCGATTCTGCCGACGGGCTACGCGCATTCCAGCGTTAACCTGTTCCATTGTGGTGATCCCGTTTTCCCGGAAAGCCAGAACCCACTGGCGGCGGATTTCGTTCAGTTCATTCTGGTCACGGTTAGCCAGGCTCGCCGGGAAAGTTGCCAGTAACTGGCTGAACACACCGTTGATGATCTGCGCTACCTGCTGTACAGGCAACACGTAAAGATCCAACCAAGCCAAAATCTCCTTACCTCACAACACGGCAAGCCTGCATTGCGGCGCTTCAGTCTCCGCTGCATACTGTCCAGGTGAGCGCGGGTGATGGCATAACAGAGGAAAGAAAATGTCACTCTTCCGCAGAAATGAAATATGGTATGCCTCGTATTCGCTCCCGGGCGGGAAACGAATTAAGGAATCTCTTGGCACAAAGGACAAGCGGCAAGCTCAGGAGTTGCACGACAAGCGAAAAGCAGAACTCTGGCGAGTAGAAAAGCTAGGGGATTTACCTGATGTCACTTTTGAAGAGGCCTGCCTAAGATGGCTTGAGGAAAAAGCTGATAAAAAATCTCTCGATTCAGATAAAAGCCGGATTGAGTTCTGGCTTGAACATTTTGAGGGTATAAGGCTTAAAGATATCTCGGAGGCAAAGATTTACTCTGCTGTAAGCAGAATGCATAACAGAAAGACGAAAGAAATATGGAAACAGAAAGTTCAGGCCGCCATCAGGAAAGGTAAAGAACCGCCTGTTTATGAACCAAAGCCAGTATCAACTCAGACAAAGGCAAAGCATCTTGCCATGATAAAGGCCATTCTCCGTGCTGCAGAACGCGACTGGAAGTGGCTGGAAAAAGCGCCTGTCATCAAGATACCAGCGGTCAGAAACAAGCGAGTCAGATGGCTGGAAAAGGAGGAAGCAAAACGCCTTATTGATGAGTGCCCCGAACCACTGAAATCTGTCGTCAAGTTTGCGCTGGCAACTGGTCTGAGAAAGTCGAACATCATAAATCTGGAATGGCAACAAATCGACATGCAGCGACGAGTTGCCTGGGTGAATCCAGAAGAGAGCAAATCAAACCGCGCCATTGGTGTGGCGCTGAACGATACCGCCTGTAAAGTGTTGCGTGATCAAATAGGCAAGCATCACAAATGGGTGTTTGTACATACCAAGGCGGCTAAGCGAGCAGATGGAACATCAACGCCTGCGGTCAGGAAGATGCGCATCGACAGCAAGACATCATGGCTATCAGCTTGTCGTCGTGCAGGAATTGAAGATTTCCGTTTCCATGACCTCAGACACACCTGGGCAAGCTGGCTGATTCAGTCAGGCGTCCCATTATCAGTGCTTCAGGAAATGGGCGGATGGGAGTCCATAGAAATGGTTCGTAGGTATGCTCACCTTGCGCCTAATCATTTGACAGAGCATGCGAGGAAAATAGACGACATTTTTGGTGATAATGTCCCAAATATGTCCCACTCTGGAATTATGGAGGATATAAAGAAGGCGTAA